TGCTCTGTCACAGGACTGTCGGTAATAAAACGATAACCAGCAGAAAAATCTACATCTCTGATAGTCATAGATTTTAATATTCTAATATTATGTGCGTTTTCCTTGTCTGCAATAGCCTTGGCGTCTTCTAAGTTGTTTACAGGAACTCCACGAGTACCAATAGGTACATCGGTTCCTGAGTTTGGAGAAGACGGGTCTACGCACACTTCACCATTGTAAGCCGCCGCAAGGACAGTTGACAAGTCTTGTAGTCCTGCAGAGTTAGCACTACGTACTGACACTTGGTTTACGTTTACTACATCACCTACATTTGAGTTTGCACCAACTAAGTTAACAGCATATTGCCCGTCTTCAAACGTAACAGTATAACCATTAATAATCTCAATAACACGAGCAAGCGTAACGCCTCCTACTGTAAGACTTGTGTTATGATTATGAGTAGTAGGAAAAGTCATCCCTGCAGGATCGTCTTGCAAGTCATTTAGTGTTTGCCGAAAAGTATCAAGATTTAATTGGCGAATTTCAGTAGGGGTGCTTTGAATTAACGTAAGATCCGCTTTCGGTACGTTAATTATTTTTTGACCCCAGTCAATAGTAATTGCCATAAATCACCTCGATGTACTATGCCCCATTGAAGATGCCATTACTGACACTACTTGAGTTCTAAGAGCATTAATTTCTTGTTGTAGTTGAACTACTGATTTTCGTAGTCCGTCGTTTTCTGTTTTAAATTCGTCTATTCTAGATCTTTCTAAAATAAGAGCTTGATGTAATGAATTTATATTATTACGATTGATAATTTCTTGTTCTGAAAGAATTGCCATTATTGATCAAGCTCCTGATTCACTGCCAAAGAAAACCCTGAAGAAGTAAGAGTACCTGTACTAGTAAATGTTTTATAAAATGGGGCAACACTTGAGTTTCTTACTCGAATAAATAAATTCTTGTTACCAGTAAAATTAATGCTATCAGAGTAGCTAGTAGTTCCAGAAATTAACACATTAGCAAGAACAACAGAGTCTGTTTCATTAACGATATAAAGTCTGCTTCCGTCTACTATATTGGTAATGCTTAAGGGAACTGCGTTATTAATAACAGTACTAGCCCCTAGATCATTAGAAACAGTAGGCGTGTCGCCTCCGTTAGTAACGTTTATAGTAACCAATCCATTACTTGCGTTACTCACAGCCGCACTAGCTGAAGTTCCATAACCTGAAAACTTAAAATTGTCAAAATTGTAAGTTCCCGGACTAGTAATTTCAATAGCATGTCCTGCAACACCGGATTGCGTAAATTGCATATTTGTTAAATTAGCTATATCAGCTGTACTTGCAGTAGTGATAGTAGCAGTGTTTATAAGGGAAGCTGTTACAACTTCCGTATTATCAAAAGTAGCACCGCCTATTGTTAGCGTTTCTACATCTAAAAGAGAATTATTTATTGTAGAAGATGAATTAAAACCAGCAGATTTAAAATTATTTAAAGTTGCTCCAGATAATAATAAAACTCCTGCGGTACCTGTAGTTTCAAATACAGGGCGAGTATCGCTAACTGCAGTACTTCCTAGCCCTGTTAGTGACGCACCTATTGTTATATCAGTAGAGGCGTTACCTAAATCTATTAATATCCCTGAATCACCGGACGAAAAAAAGCCATCTCTAAACAAAACAATGTTTTCACTGTCGCTAAATGTACAGCTTACAGTAGTAGGCGTGGCAGAGTTGCCTGTTCTTCCAAAATTAAGTTTACCATTACATTCAATTGTAGGAGCAAGACCAGTTACTACCCCATATCTGTTATTAACTGTGTTTTGATCAAATTCTAAAAAGTCTAAAAAAGTTCCATCGGTGCCACTAATGTTAAGCCCTTCGCCAACATCAATAGCGTCCATAGCAAGGTTTTCAGATTTTGCTCCGCCAGTTACAAATTGGGCTAAAACTGCAAAAAAGTCTATACCGGTAAGCGCGGGGTTGCCTGCGGTACTAAAACGGTAGTTAGCATCTGATGGATTAATTGGAACAATCAAGTAACCGCCTTGAGCGGGATACCCAGAAAAAGAGCTGTTGGTTGAAGTCGAACCCGCAATATTATACGAAAAGTAGTTAGCATTGCTAGAGCCTATTCTAACTTCTACACCATAGGTTGTATTTAAATCTCCAAAGTCAGCAACATAAACTTTGCAAAACCAAAGAGAGTTTGGGTCTGTATTAAAAGAAAGAGCTCCGCTACCGGGATCGTAATCTAGACCCGCACGGCCATTTGTAGAGGTAATTCTTTTATTTACAGCATTGGTTCCTTGATATCTTAACTGAGGTTCTGCATTTGTTTGTCCACCTACGTTAATGCCTCCCCAGCCAGTAGCTGTATCTGCGGAGTTTACTCGTGTGCCACGAAAGTCAACTGAAGCAACCATTTAAAGTACTCCTAAAATAAAAAAATAATAGGGGCCTTTCGACCCCTGGTTGTTAGATTAAGCGTCTGTTGTACGAATTGCGGTAGTAGAACCGCCAGCATTCGTCAAAGTACCTGTAGTCTCAAACGTCTTAATTGGGCTTGTTCCGCCATCACGTACTCGTATAAACAAGCTACGATCTACATTGTAAACTACAGTAAACGTTGCTGTAGTGTTATAAGGCTTAGCTTCACCTGTTCCAGTTCCTGCACCAGTAGCTGTAAATACTACACCTAGAGTGTTAGATCCTGCACCAATAAGAGTAAAGTCAGTTGTGCCTACGCTAGTAATAACGTATTCTACACCGTTTACAAAGTTTCCTGCTGTAACAGCAACTGCATCTGCAAGTTCATCAATGTAAGTAATGTAAACATTGTTACTAATTGCAGCACCATCATTCTCGTCAACTCCAGAGAAGTCATAAGAACTTGTTAAAGTAAACGTGCTTCCTGTGAAGCTAGTGTAAGGCAAGAAAACATCAAAGCCTGAATCGTTTACAACACGAATAGTTCCTGAAGCAGGAGTATCTGAAGGAATAGACGTTCCTACAACAACAGAAGTTTCTGCGGAGCCAGTAAGTGCGGTAGCTAGCGTAAATTGATCTTTGTCAATAGAAGAAGCACCGCTATCACGAGTAACGAGTACTCTGTCTTCGCCAGTAATTAATCCACTTACTGTAAACGTAACATTGTTTGGTGGACTAACAACAGTGTTTGACAAATCTGTAACACTATCGGTAGCTTTAAGATCTACAGCACGAACACCAAAACCGTATGCACCAAGAAGCGCAGTTCCAGTAGAAGCACCAGCAATAACGCTAGGAACAGTACGAGAAGTATTTGCACTAACTGTTGCAGTAGCTCCTCCGTTACCTGTAATAGTACCTGAGCTAGGTGCTGAACCTGTTAGTACTTGAATCCAAACCTTAGTAGCCGCCGTTGTTGAATCTACTGCAAGAACTTGACCAGTTCCGCCAGTCCAACTTAAAGATTCTGGTTCTACAAAAGTACCACCAGTTTGACTAACAGTTAATTCGTTAGTAACTCCACGGAATACATCTCCGTCAAGCCCCATAATAGTTTGAGCAGTACCACGACGTGTAAACCACTTAGAGTATTCGTAAAGCTGGTTAATAGCGGCACCACCGATGTTCCACTCAATGTAGAAATCTTCAGGTGAGCCATCTGCTTGAACATCAATTTCTACGTAGCCTTCAGTTTTAGAAAAGCCATAAGCGGCAACTGTGCCAACTGCTGTTTGGTTGTTTAAATCGTCTGCTTGAGACAACGCAAGTACGTTGTTACCACGGGCAGAACCATTAATTGAAAATTCTGAATAGGTTTTACCAAATTCACGAGAAAGACCAATAAGACGACGACCGTCTGTATCTGAACCGCCTGATCTTACTTTTACCATAAATCGGTGAGAAATACCTTGGTTTGCATCATTGTTGAAACCAGCGGGTGAATATGAATTCCAAAAATCGTCTACAATAAGAGCGCCATTTTGAAGAACATTAATATATGTTGCGTTACCAAAGTTAACGATACCGTCATAGATATCATTACCGTTTGCTTGGATAATAGAGCCGTCAAAGAGGTGTTGAGCCGCTGTGTCGTCAATGTTAAATCCATTAAGCAGAGTAATAATGTTATCTGTCGAGCGATCCGATGGTGTTAAACTTGAAATATCAAGTAAATCATCACCCGAAGCCGCTTGATCATCAGCGAAGTCTTGCAACGCTCTGTGGAATTCGATAACTGTGGCATAGCTAGGTGAAGCACCACCGTGCGTGTCACCTATATAGCGAATATCGCCATTGGCCGCAATTGACCAGTCTGTAGCTACAAAAGCCATGAGTTAATCTCCTATAGGGTTATAGATTGTAATTTGCTAGCAATTAAAGTTGTTAAGTTTGTACCATCAAAATCCTGATAAAATTCATCAGAATTAGAAGTAACATATCTATATAGAGTCAAAGTATCGTTATTGTATTGATAAGTATAAACATCACCGCCTACCAGCTGGGTATTTAACGATGGTGTTGATGAGAAAGCAGTAGCAAGAGTAATCCAGTCTAAACCACCTCCGGCGGGGCCTTCTGCACCTTGTGCACCCACTCTTGCCAGTTCTATTTGATAAGCAGGAGCACTTGTATTTAGCTCAAATTTATAAGAAGCCATAATACCTCCTAAGCTAATTATTCTTCTATAGAGTGATCGATTAATGAAAAAGGGGCTATAAAAACCCCTTATATATCATTAAGCTAGGTTACCAATTTTAACACGAATAACGCTACTAGCATCTCTAATTTCAATACGATTATTTGTACCGTTAAAATTAATAGAGTTTGCACCAGTACCATTAGATATAGTGTTAAGTTTAGACCATGCAGATCCTGTATAAGACCACATTTGATCTGTTCTAATATGCCAATAGATGTCATTGGCTTGAACAGCAGAGCCTTTAACAACAAGAACTAAAGCAGACTTATTAGCATCACTGGCAATAGCAACTGCAGTATCAATAGCTACAGTAGCACCAGAATCACCTTCTTCTCCTTTTGTACCTATTTGCCCAGTTACGCCTTTGTTACCTTTAGCACCTGTTTGTCCTTGAGCACCTTTCTGACCTGTTTGGCCTTGGTCACCCTTAGCACCTTGGGCACCTTGAGCACCTTTCTGACCAGTGTCACCTTTTTGACCAGTGGCACCTTTTTGACCAGTAGTACCTTTTTGACCTTGGGCACCTTGGGCACCTTTTTGACCTTGAGCACCTTTCTGACCTTGGGCACCTTGAGCACCTTTTTGACCTGTTTGGCCTTGGTTACCCTTAGCACCCTGAGCACCCTGAGCTCCTTTTTGACCAGTGTCACCTTTTTGACCAGTGGCACCTTTTTGACCTTGAGCACCTTTCTGACCTTGAGCACCTTGAGCACCTTTCTGACCCGTTTGGCCTTTCTGACCTTGAGCACCTTGAGCACCTTTCTGACCCGTTTGGCCTTTTTGGCCCTGAGCACCTTGAGCGCCTTTCTGACCAGTGTCACCTTTTTGACCAGTAGCACCTTTTTGACCAGTAGTACCTTTGTTACCCTGAGCACCTTGAGCACCTTTCTGACCCGTTTGGCCTTTCTGACCTTGAGCACCTTGAGCACCTTTATCACCAGTAACGCCTTTCTGACCAGTAGCACCTTTTTGTCCAGTGTTACCTTTATTACCTTGTGCACCTTGTGCACCTTTTTGACCTTGCGCGCCTTTGTTACCCTGAGCACCTTGTGCACCTTTCTGACCCGTTTGGCCTTTTTGGCCCTGAGCACCTTGAGCACCCTTCTGTCCGGTATCACCCTTCTGTCCAGTAGCACCTTTTTGACCAGTTGTACCCTTATTACCTTGGGCACCTTGTGCACCTTTTTGACCTTGAGTACCTTTAATACCTTGGGCACCTTGTGCACCCTTCTGACCAGTAGTACCTTTTTGGCCTTGGGCACCTTGGGCACCTTTCTGTCCAGTTACACCCTTTTGTCCAGTGTCACCTTTTTGACCAGTAGTACCTTTGTTACCCTGAGCACCTTGAGCACCTTTCTGACCTTGAGTACCTTTAATACCTTGGGCACCTTGTGCACCCTTTTGACCAGTAGTACCTTTTTGGCCTTGGGCACCTTGGGCACCTTTCTGTCCGGTTACACCCTTCTGTCCGGTATCACCCTTCTGTCCAGTGTTACCCTTGTTACCTTGGGCACCCTGTGCACCTTTCTGGCCTTGAGCACCCTTGTTACCTTGGGCACCTTGTGCACCTTTTTGTCCAGTATTACCCTTGTTACCTTGAGCACCCTGTGCACCTTTCTGACCAGTAGTACCTTTAATACCCTGAGCGCCTTGTGCACCTTTATCACCAGTAACACCTTTCTGTCCGGTATCACCCTTTTGTCCGGTATTACCTTTGTTACCTTGGGCACCTTGAGCACCTTTCTGACCTTGAGTACCTTTAATACCTTGGGCACCTTGAGCACCTTTTTGACCTAGGTTACCTTTGTTACCCTGAGCACCTTGTGCGCCTTTATCACCAGTTACACCCTTTTGTCCGGTATCACCCTTCTGTCCAGTAGCACCCTTCTGACCTTGTGCGCCTTGTGCACCCTTTTGACCTTGAGTACCTTTAATACCTTGGGCACCTTGAGCACCTTTTTGACCAGTTGTACCCTTATTACCTTGGGCACCTTGTGCGCCTTTTTGTCCAGTATCTCCTTTTTGTCCTGCATCACCTTCTACGCCTTGTACACCTTTAACGCCTTGTACACCCTTAGTGCCTTTAGCACCAGTTGGTCCCTGAGCGCCTTCTACAGTGAAGGGATTAGTAAAAGAAGAAGCAGTAATACTAGAAGGATTTGATTCAATAGCATAAATCTGCCATCTAATAGCAGTTACGCCGCCGGGCACGTTAGTAGCATTTGGCCACCAGAAATAAGTTCCACCATTAGTAGCAAACTGGTTAGAAGCACCGGGGGATCCCGTAGGTACAAGATTAGAAGCACTATAAGTAATAGGAGCATTAGTGTAGTAAGGGAAGTTAGTTTCACCATTGTTGCCGGGAGAACCTTGTAATCCTTGTCCTCCTTTTAATCCAGCATCACCTTTAGTACCCGTGTCACCTGTAACCCCTTTAAGGCCTGTAGCACCTTTCTGACCACTAATACCTTTGACACCTTGTGCGCCTTGAATACCTTTAAGGCCTTTATCACCAGTGTCACCTTTTTGACCAGTGGCGCCTTTTTGACCTAAAGTACCCTTAATGCCCTTCTGTCCTTGAGCGCCTTTGTCACCAGTAGCGCCCTTGTCACCTTGAGCGCCTTGAACACCTTTTTGTCCTTGGTCACCCTTAATGCCTTGAGCACCTTGTACACCTTTTTGTCCGGTATCGCCTTTTTGTCCAGTAGTACCTTTCTGACCTTGAGTACCTTTAACACCTTGGTCACCTTGTACACCTTTTTGTCCAGTGTCACCTTTTTGACCAGTAGTACCTTTTTGACCTTGGGCACCTTGCGCACCTTTTTGACCTAGAGTACCTTTAATACCTTGGTCTCCGGTAACACCTTTTTGTCCAGTAGTACCTTTTTGACCTTGGGCACCTTGTGCACCTTTTTGGCCTAAAGTACCTTTAATGCCTTGATCGCCAGTAGTACCCTTATCACCGGTAGTACCTTTGTCACCTTGATCACCCGTAGTACCTTTTTGACCTAAAGTACCTTTAATGCCTTGGTCGCCTTTAGTACCGGTAGTACCTTTTTGACCTTGGGCACCTTGCGCACCTTTTTGGCCTAAAGTACCTTTAATGCCTTGATCGCCAGTAGTACCCTTATCACCTGTAGTACCCTTATCGCCCTGTGCACCCTTAACGCCACCTAGCCCTTTAAGACCCTTAACGCCTTGGTCACCTTTAGTACCGGTAGTACCTTTTTGACCTTGGGCACCTTGTGCACCTTTTTGGCCTAAAGTACCTTTAATGCCTTGGTCTCCGGTAACGCCTTTGTCACCTGTAGTACCCTTATCACCCTGTGCACCCTTAACGCCACCTAGTCCTTTAAGACCCTTAACGCCTTGGTCACCTTTAGTTCCCTGATCACCTTTGTTACCTTGGTCACCTGTAATACCTTTTTGTCCAGTAGTACCCTTCTGACCAGTAGCACCTTTAGCCCCTTGCTCGCCTTGGACACCTTTTTGTCCTTGGTCGCCTTTGTCGCCAGTAGAACCTTTTTGACCTTGGGCGCCTTGTGCACCTTTTTGACCTAAAGTACCTTTAATGCCTTGGTCACCAGTGACACCTTTGTCACCTGTTGTACCTTTATCGCCTTGAGAACCTTTAACGCCAACTAAGCCTTTAATGCCTTTAGCGCCTTGGTCACCCTTAGCTCCTTGATCACCTTTGTTACCTTGGTCACCTGTAATACCTTTTTGACCAGTATCACCCTTGTCTCCAGTAATACCTTTAACACCCTTGTCACCGGTATCACCTTTGTCACCTGTACTACCTTTATCACCTGTTGTACCTTTAGCACCAGTATCACCTTTAGCACCTTGGTCACCAGTAGTACCTTTATCACCTGTAGTACCTTTAGCACCGGTTGTACCCTTAGCACCAGTATCACCCTTAGCGCCTTGGTCACCAGTGACACCTTTGTCACCTGTTGTACCTTTGTCACCTGTTGTACCTTTAGCACCTGTCGTACCTTTTGTACCAGTATCGCCCTTAGCGCCTTGGTCACCTGTAGTGCCCTTATCTCCAGTGATACCTTTGGCACCTGTCGTACCTTTTGTACCGGTATCACCTTTAACGCCTTGGTTGCCCTGTGGTCCTTGAAGACCTTTTAAACCTTTTTCACCTGTAGATCCTTTAGCACCGGTATCACCTTTGTTTCCGTATTTTGCACCAGAAACAGGCACAGAAAACTCATAAGTTACAGCACTAAATCGGGGTATTTTAACAGCAATTTCAACAGTAATTCTACCATCAACACTAAAACCGTTTGTATCTAAGTCAAGAAAGTTATCTCCTGAATTAAAAGCAGTTTCTGTAACGGTGTAAGTACCTGTATTAGTAACGCCTACTACCCACCACTTGTTATCGTCAAGTGTGCCTACTGGATTAAAGTCTTGTCTTTCAAAAACAATTGAGTTTTTACGAACTTCAAAACGAGTATTACTATCAGTAGCAGTGTATGTGCCGTTAGATTGTTCTTGATAAATAATTGCACCAGTATCAAAAGCACCTACAATGCCTGCAGTAGCTTCTAATAATATAGTAACAGGGCCAATTGAATTTGACCATGAAGATTTACGACCGTTTAAGTTAACAACTCTAACTCGGAAATATATACTATCAGTAGGATTTCCGGGAGTGTAGGTAAATGATTCGTTTCTTGTGGTAGCTATCTGAAACCATTTATCCGGATCAGAACTACCGCCAAGTTGGGCTTCTATTTCATAGTGATCAAATAAAGCGGCATCTTCTGCTTCTTCCCATCTTAGAAATATATTTTGATCTTCTGTGTTTACATAGTAGCCATATACTGTACTATTAGACAAGTCAGCTTCAGGAATAGAACTGTTACTTAACGATATAGGTTGAACTGAGAAGTCTACATGGGGAGGATAATCACTAAACTGATCATCTGCAACGTTCCAAGCTAAATCACTAGTATTGACCTTTACAGCTTCTACTTGAACGGAAAAGTTTTCGTCAATACTAACACTTCGAACTAGTGCTATGTCATTTGCGTCAGTTAAATCATTAATAACTGAATTAAACTTAATATGATCGCCGGGTTCTAGTTTGTAGCCTTCACCAAATATAGCAAACTCATATAATACTGCTCTTCTAGATTCTCTAACTGTTTGTTCAGCACGAGCAAGAGCATGATAAGGATCACTAATAGTGTCTGCACTTATAGACGTGTTTAAAATTATATTTTGATCTTCAACAAGATAGGCATCGTGAATCGCAGAGCCTGTGGGAGGCCATGTTGCCGTATCACCTTTAAAGTCTTCTTGTTCATTACTGTATCGTACAGTACATTGATTTAATCTAGTTTGAATATCTGGATAAGTTATTTTTATCTCTGTTGACTTTAAAATGTCATCAGTAATAGTTAAAGTACTAGTAGCATCGTTTAAGAGTTCTGTTTGAGTTGCAAAATAAGTTAAATTTAACTTATATTTATCTTCAGAATAAACTAAGTCTGCATTTCCCATTGAAAACAAAATATCATCAATATTGTCTCTAACAGGTGCTGAAGGATCTAGTGTCGTATTGCACTCGTATAAAGGCAAGGCATCTTCGCCTGTAGTTGCTGAGACCCAAAAAGAAGTTACTTGTCCATCAGTCCATACGGTAGCGGTAGTAATAGGATCCGCACCGCCGTTAATGTTGACATTACTAATATTAACTCGATAAGTTTGAGAGTTAACGTCAAAATAAACATTGTTTATATTAAAGCTATACCAGCCAACACTTTCTGAATACAAAAATACTATGTCTGCGCCGGGTTCAATATCCTGTACAGTTTCATCAGGTACTACTAAATAGGTATTGCCTCTAGGAGATGCCGCTCTATAGCCTGTTCTTTTTTCCCAAACTTTTCCCCTTCTTACAATAGCTCCTAAACCATTTGCGGGGTTTACTGAGGAAGAACACAATTGTGCCGCATTGTAAAAAGATTCTAAGTCTATATCGCCAATTGCTATATTTGCGCCATACTCTGCAGTTAAATAGTCTATAAGAATTAAAGCAGGATTGGTTGAATAATTTTTAGTGCCTGTTCTGTCGTATGTATAATTTCCTGAATTTTCTACGATAGTTGGTATCTTTAAACCTTCTACATAAAAAGTAAGATCAGGAACTCCACTGTATTGTGGATCGTCTCTGTTTAAGTAGTATACTACACTAGCATACGCGCACTCAGTAAATCTAGAATTGCTATTAAAACCATTTGCAACAGCCATTGGATCTGCGGTTCCACCTTCAGTGTGAACTACAATTCTATGACCGCCTTTGTTATCTTTTATAAATTCGGAATCATCCCAATCAAGGTCATCTACTTCTACGTTTACAACCGATTGAATTCCACCTTGACATATAGCGTATTGAGCGCCTAAAAACTCATTCTTTGGTTTGCTAGGATTTTTACTAGAGCTTAAACCAAATACGTAAGCTTCACCATCTGCACCTGTTTGTGTTGAATGCGTGTAACTACCATTAACTTGTACTTCTGAAAGAGTACTGCCTACTTTAGTTCTTCCGTAACATATTGGAAGTGAGCGCGCTTTTGCTTGAACAGAAAGTTCAAAACCTTTTCTCTTTTCAGCTTCTCTTTCTGCTCTTTTCTTTGCTTTTCGTTGTTGGGTATAAGAATAAACTGCTGAAATTACAGCTATAATTGCTTGTGGCCAAATCATACCTTACCCCACCTAAGTTCTATGTTGGAAACCTCAAAAAGAATTCTATCAAAACAAGTATCTGTTGCATCAATCTGTCGTTGAGTATCTTTATCTGTTCTTCTGTCTGTTGTTCTATCTAAAGCTCCAAAAGGTGAAGAGCAATCTATTATTGCATCTTTACTACCTTCACTCGGGTTTGTTTCAATACGAGTAGCATCTATTCTTCCCTTATATACTATATCTAAATTTGCAGTATCATCATTTACCCCTAACCTTACAGTTACTGGAGTACCTACTGCATTAGCTTCAAATTCATCTTTATATGTATTTTGGTAATCAGTTATTTTAATTCGATATGTTTCTCGATTAACATTAGAAGTAAGCTGTGGAGGACTAAACTCAACTAGCCCTCCATCAGAAATGTAGGTATCTGGACCTACAACAACATTATAAGGAAGGTTTGTTAATCTAATCGTACCTGAAGCAAACTCCATGTCAAGCAATAAAAACGGGTCACAAACATCACTTGTGATTGCTGTCATAATTGATGCTGGAGTATTTTTCATGTTAAAGTGCCTCGATTAAGTTTATAGTTCCTGCTTCGGATAAAACACCATCGGTAAATATAATACCGTTAATATTAGTTACATCTCTATAAGCTGAAAGAGTTATATTGTCTGTACTATCTCGATACAATACAGAAGTAGCCGCCGGAACAGAAGATCTTAAGGAAGGATATATACTTATGTCACCAGTACCTGAGTAGGTTGCAGTAACTAAATAAATTTTATTATGATTTCCAAACTTAATAAATCTACCTTTTGAAATAGTACCGTTAGCTCCTGTAAGTGTAACAGTAGAATCATTTGCAGAATGAACTCCACTAGTTGTAACCGCAGAAGTTGAAGTTCCTTGCGAAATAGTTTCTCCTCTAGAATTTAACTGAGGCATTTCCATAGTGAGTAAATCGTGAAATGTAGAAACAGTATCAGCAAGAAAACTAGAAGCGTCGGTCATTGTAACTCCAAATTCGAGTTCCCATCTTTGAGCACCCTGCCTTACTCTACGGGTTTTCAACGTTACCGTATCCGCAGAGAAAGCAGGTTCATTAGATGTAATTCGAAAGGGAGCGACTATATCTTGACCTTCAAATTGATATGTCGCCATTTAATTCTCCTTACTTTTAATTACCTTTTTCGACATTATATTGATTTACACCAGTAGCTATTTGTGGTAGCATAGTGAAGATTTCTTTCTTGGTTTGACGAGAGATATCACCAGTCACATTAATGCTAACATTTTGTTGTTGTGACATATTTTTAGATTTATCCATATTGTCAAACAAGTTAGATTGTTGACGCTTGTTAAGAATCATTTCACCGCCGTGAACAATAGCAGGAACAGGGCCACCACCGGGAACTATACCACCATCATTGAAGAATCCTCCAATTGCGCTGAAAAGACCACCGATACCGCCACCGCCGCCACCGCCGCTAAATAGGCTCGTAAGGCCGCTAAATGCACCTTTTAAACCGCCAAGTAAGCCACCGAAAACTCCGCTAAGACTACTGGGCAGTGAGCTAAAGATTCCACTAATGCTACCAGTAAACTTTTCAAAGATTGCGCCGAATGGACCTGCCGCCTCCTCACCGTCTACTAAACCGCCTGTTTCAAAGTTAGGTTGATCAATATTTAAGAAGTCGTCGTCCGTTGCTATAGGAGGTAATCCTAAATTTGCAAGACCGCCTGTTTCAAAGTCAGGTTGATCGATATTTAAGAAGTCGTCGTCCGTTGCTATAGGGGGTAATCCACCACCAGAGCCGCCTCCGAACGCTCCTACAATTCTTACAAACATTGGGTTTGCGATTGTACCTAGTTCAGTAACGGCAGAATCTAGAGTGCCGCCAATTGAGCTACCAATGTCAAATCCGCCCAAACCTAGTTTAGTAAACAATTTTTCAAGAGTAGTTCCTATGCCGCTTAATTGCCCGCTTTCAGTATTAAAGATACCTTGGGTTATACCACCAGCTAAAGTATCTAGGACAGTACCTGTAAAGCTATCAAGAATACCTTTAGCAAATCCTTCAAGGTTTAATTCGCCTTTAAGAAGACCCGCTATACCGCCTTGGGTTTCACTTTTAAAGCTTTGTAAACTAGCTTGAGCAAGTTGATTTATAGCCTCAATCTGGCGTTCTGCTATTTCCTTATTTTCGTTTAGCAGTATACCTAATTCACCAAGCTCCTTAATAATGTCCTTATTAAGGATAGCTAGTTGAGTTGTTAATTCAAGACTAGCTTCCTCCCCTGCTTCTGCAATCTTGCTTTCTACCTTTGCTCTAGATTCATTAAGAGACAAAAGCCTTTTAGTAAGATCAAGTCCTTCTTTAGTGCTGGGATTAAGTGCCGCTTCAAGGTCTTTAGTATCAAATTTAACATTGCCAAAATCTATTGACGCAATCGCATCAGCTAAATTTGCGGGTGTTAAAATTTCAGCATTTGGGTTAGGAGCCTGATCACCGAATCCCGTTAAATTTGAAACGCCTTTTTCTAGAAAACCAAGTAAGTTTTGAAGAACATCTTTAACAGTATCGTAGCCTTCTCCTAGGTTTTCTGCTAACAGCCCATCTAATTGATTTAACAAATCTTTAAGTCCAGATGTAAATCCTGAAAATGAAGTTCCAGAAGTATCTCCTACACTGCCTCCATCACTAAAACCCGGAATCCTTCCAGTATTGTTTAGGCTTTCTAAGAAACCACGATGCTTATCAGCTACTGAAGTCTTAACAACAAATTCACCGTTAGACAACATAGCAGGAATTGAGTCAGAAGTAGGCCCACCGGATCCAAATACAGAACCTCCTGTAGCAAATCCCGTGTCACTCATAGCGTAAGACATTAGAGCACTCTGAGCGTCTACGAAGCGGTTTAAGAACGATTGAGTCATTTCGTTAATGTAGTCAGCTCGCCCCTCTTCAGCAGCGTAATACTCAAAAATGCCCACTTTTGCTTGGGCCTCTATGAGATCTTTTGTAAACTGGCTCTGTTCAGTTACAATGTCGTATATAGGATTAAGAGACATTCCTCTAAAACTAGGATTACTACTGTCTCCATTTTGATTTACCATATAATCATTTACGAAATCAAGCGCAAATCCACCATCGATAGAGTTAAGATGGTCGCCAACGTCTGCTGGCTTACTAAAAACCTGCGTGGCCATCCTTGCGTAGTCAAATGGGTAACTAGTAATATAACTCAATAAGCTGAAACCAAGAGCTTTTCGATAATCGAAGGAGTCTGTAATAGGAACTCCTGCAGGCCCTACTACGTTATCAAACGCCTTTAAAGCGCTTGCACTAGCAGTTGATTCTTCATAGAAGTCACCGGGTTTTTTAGAGAAACTCTCTATCATCAGTGCCATTTTATTTATTCTAAAGTCGCCTAGAGGCCCTTCACTATTTGCTACAAGGCGTCTATTTACATCACGCATATGCCCAATTTCATGAGCAATAACTGCAGCGCGTTCTAGAATACTTGCTATCGAATCACTTTCACTTATTTTTGGAAGCTTTAATTCAGGTGCGATTTTTGGAGAAAGACCACCATCGCTCTCTCTTGGTTTATAGTTACCAACATAATTATAATAAGCGTCATATGGATCATCACCGTATACTACGTTATAAAGGCCAGTTGACAATCCTGTTCTTTTAGAATCTAATAGTATTTCTTCTTCAACAAAATTATTTATTGCTTCGATAAGCTCTGTTTTTGTAGTAGCATCTACTACCTTCTTATTTAGATTATCATAGGTTGATACGCCACCAAAAAGATCTCTTATATCCTTAGTGTACTTTGCCGGACCTGTATACCCTTCCGGGGGCATAACTAATCCACCCAAGGCATATCCCGGTAAACTACCTGTTCTATTTAAGTACTCTAAAATGTCTTTGTTTTTACTTGTAGACCTGCTATTAACAACGTATTCGCCATTTGAAAGCATAGCTGGAATTGAATCAGAGGTTCCTGTTCCTTTTCCACGTACCATACCACCGCTAGCAAATCGATTTAACTGATCAGGACCAGTAGGATTTGAAGTTACAAAGTTAAGAAGTCCGTTTCTAATAGCAGTTGCAATATCTGAACCTAGCGTAGTAACCCAGCTTATACCTTCGTATATCGCGTCACTGATGTCCTTACCTAGCTGTTTAGCCCAAGTAACTCCTTCAAATATAGCACCACCAAGCCATTTACCGGCTTGTTGAAATATGCTATCATCGCTAAATGCATAATCTAATAAAGCAGTTACTGCCGCGCCAAGCGCAATCGGTATTGCATTAAGTAAAGCAAAAGTACCAGCAAATGCGGCGGCTTGTGCTAAAACACTACCTGCGATTATAGCAGTTCTGTATAACGCCGCACCTGTTGCGCTTGCTGTAACTATTGCCGCTCTTTGAATAGCGCTTACTAAAACAAAGGTAGCAATAAGTGAAGCCCTAACCGCTATGCCAAATAGTCCAAGAAAAAAGGCGCGAACAGGAGCAAGAAAAGAGCTAGCAAGTACTGCGGTGACAGCCCTTTTTAAAGGAAGAAAAAACGCTTTAAAAATAATAGGGGTTAATTTTGCAAATATGCTAATGAATATGCCATTAAGAGCAAAAGTTATAAGAGTTGCAAAAACCCTGAAAATAGCATTACCAATAGACGCACCGACGATTGCGCCAATTTGAGAACCTAAAAGTATAGTGATAAATGATTCACCAGCATTAAATCCAAAACTTTTTGCTAAGTCACTAAAAACACCGGCAGTCAAGAAGGAACCGAGAGTTCCTCCTACAACCCCGCCAACTTGACCAAAGGCAAGAACGGATCTGCTTATTGCATCTCGTAATCTTGAAACTGGGCCATCAAGTAGTTGTGAGGTTAATTGAAGAGTCTTTTGGTTTTCTCTAATTTGAGTTAAAAGGCCTTTTCGCCTAATACCCCGTTCATCTGTAAACCCTTTTGTAAGTATATCATTTTTTCTAACTTCTAGATCTGCTAGTTGTTGGTTTAATGATGCTCTGTCTCTTACAGTATTTTGAAGTCTAATCTTTTCGTTAGCAAAAGCTTCACTTACGCCGCCAAGCTCTGCTTGTAAACGTTCCGTTTCTGCTTGTAATGGTAAAATTTGGCTTTGTGCAAGTCTTGATTGAAACACATCTCCAACAGCATTACCTGCTCCTAAAGCAGTTGTGCCAAGCGGGTTTAAGAGAGTATTGCCAGCACCTTTTAGTCCTGAAAAAAGGGTTTTTAACCCAAAAAGGAAAAAGGGTAAAGCGGTAGCAAGCTCTACTATATTTTTAGAAGCAAAATCTAAAGCCTCTTTGATAGGCTGAAGTGGCGAAAGCGCCGCCGCACCGCTAGCAATAGAGCTAATTCCATCTGCTATTGTAAATAATAAATTTTCTTGATTTCTTAAAATTTCAGCGATAATACCATTTTCGCCAGCCCTTTGAATGTCAAAGTTAGATGCAAAACCTGCAAAATAAGCGGCAATTACTCCAACAAAGGCTGTTGCAATTTTAGCGCCTAAACTCCCAGCTAATCCGCCAGCAACTAATAATCCTGCAAAACCTACTACAAAAGCAAGAGAAATTGCGCGAGCAATACCCTCAATAGTACCAGCAGTAATAGTTCTAACTACCTTAGCAATAACTTTTCCAGCTCTTGAAAATAAACCAGATAAACCAGAATCTGTATCTGATGTGGAATTATCTAAGGAAGACTTAACAGAGCTTCCTAGTTCTGAAAATAACTTGGCATATTTTTGAGTAAAACTTTTTGTAGGGCTAATTCCTTTATTTAAATTTTTACTGTAGTCTACTACCCCATCTACCATGTCCGGAAAAGTAGAGTTACCTACGACTTCAATAAACAAGTCAAAAAATATTCCAGCAATATCGCTAGCCCAAGACTTTACGATCGCAGTACCCTTTGCTAGTTTACTAGAAACGTCTACTACGCCATCTACTAATTTTTGGAAAGTAGCGAGAGCAGTTGTTCCAAAGTTAGTAAAGGCATTATCAAAACCAAGTCTAAATAATAAAAATTCTGTTTGTAAAACTCTAATCTGTACTGAAAGATTTCTTAGGAAGTTAGCAATAGAGCTTCCAATGCTTTCAATAAAGCTTCCTACTCGTCCATTACCTGAAATAGTAGTAAATACACGGTTAAGCTCAATCCCGATGTTTCTACCTGCATTCCCTAAAGAGGTTGAAAGGCTTACAGTTAAAGTGTCAAATTCTTTATTGATTTGACCAGCGGAGTTTACAAGCGCGTCTCTTACTACCTCTCCAGTAATTCGCCCCTGCGCGGCAAGCCCCTTAAGCTGACCAATGTCTTTACCTAACTCTTGTGCTAATGCTTGAGCTACTCTAGGTAACCCTTCTAACACGGAGTTTAATTCTTCACCACGTAGCACACCAGAGGCTAAACCTTGCTGTAGCTGAATAATAGCGTTATCAATTGTAGCGGCAGAACCCCCTCCAATTTTACCAGCCTTGATTAAGGTTTCGGTAAGAGCTAAGGCTTCTTCATTACTTGCTTTTGTGTTTAGCGCCAAACTAGAGTACAGGTTAATAGTAGTACTTAGTTGTGCATTTGACCTTCTTGAAACAGCAAACAATTTAGCCTGTTGAGAAGCTAGCGCACTAGTTCTACCAGTAGTAAGCGCAATACGGTTACTAAGCTCCGTAAATTGAGAGCTTATGCTTGTAATTCCACCAGCGGCTAGTAATCCCCCTAGTGCAATGCTTGTGGTTCGAATAAAACTAGTAATGTTCTTACTAGCTTGCTGTACTACCTTTGAAGTTTTGTCTACTGAGGAGTTCAGCTTTGTTAAATCAGTTCCTACTTTATTAGAAAACTTTGAAATTTCTCGATTTTGTACCTTAAGATTTTTTTCCAATCCTGAAAAAGAAGTAGAAAAAGCATTCTTTAGTTGATTGTCCGCTCTTTTGGCGTTCTCAGGAAGTTGGTCAATTGCATTCAGAATTTTCTTAAGGCTGGCTTCTGCTTGCTTAGAATTACTGCGAATTTCAATTTCTAAGGCCATATTTAAATTCTCCTGTTAAAAAACCCCTAGGCTTTGAGTTCAAATATTGAACACGCCATAGGGGCTTTAATTTTACTTAACTGTTAAAAAAGTTCCACCGGAAGTAGAAAAATAGTTTGATAAAGTTTTTTCTATGAAACGGGGAGGGGCTTGTTGAGAAGACCCTGCGTTTAGTTGTTGAATATAAGGCGTACCGTTAGTTATGTAGAGAGTTTCTACAACCTCTTTTGGTATTGGCCCTAAAGTAACTGGTAATGAAGTCCCGTTACTTTCGGTGTCTACTAAATTTTTAGTTTTATTTAATGACCACGAGCCTCTTGCTCGTCCTGTGTCAACAGGGGTGTTATTTATTAAGTCACTTACAGCCGCGAAAGCGGAAGCTCTTTGAAGCGTATTTATTGCTTCGATAACTTCTTTATCAATAGCGTTTTGTGCTTCTTTAGTACCGCTAACTTTAACTGAAATAGACATTTTATTTCTTCCCTTTTTTACTATGTGCTTTTTCTAGTAGTGCTGCAAAAGGTGACTTTCGGAAGCTTTGTCTCATAGCGTCCTCATCAGATCGTTTTGCATCCCACTCTTTAATTTGCTTTAAGGTAGGAAATATTTCTGGTCCTAATTTCTTTACGCCTTGAGCACCCAAAAGCATTGAAGTTCGATTATCTTCTCTCCACCCAATAGGGCGAGCGTCTAGGTATAAGGCCCAGTTGTTTAATTCTTCAGCTGGCATTTCATTTAATATTACATAAACAGGCATTTTCAAGTGAAAAGCAAGCTCATATAAGAAAAGGTCAGCTGAACTTATGCGTTTCCCTCTTCGGAACTGCCTACACCCATGATTGCTTGAGAAAGGTCAGTTAGCTCCGATACAGGAAAAGAATCTAGCTCGTCATCAGTGAGATCTTCTGCACCAATAACAGCCATGCGAATTACTTTACGAAGGAGTTCAAGATTGTCTCTTTTTTCTTCTGGAAGCTTATTCATCTTCTTGGTTAGGTCTTCAATTTCTCGAGCCGAACCTACAGTAAGGACTTTGATCTCAACTTCTTCACCCATAAAGGGTACTTTTTTTGTAAACTGTTTTCCTAAAAATTCTTTCATTTTCATACCTTATCTACTTATTAAATAAATGTTTGTTATTTTCTTGAAAATCATCTAAAAGCTTGTGCATCTTATTTAGCACGTCTAGAGTTTCAAAAATTTCTTGTCGCTTAGATACGTCATCTTCGCTTATATCGTTATTAAAGTCTTTATAGCGATCAAATGTTTTACGAGAACTAAAATCAATATCTTTTTTCATGTTTCGTAATGTTGTTTGTAATACAAAAGACTTATCAAAAGGTGGTTTATTTTCCATTATATATTATCCTATATAAAATATCGAGAGGGCCAAAAGCCCCCTCGTTATCCCTAATCACGCAGGCAATGCGTAAGTAGAAGTGCTTACATCCGCCTCTAGGCTGAATGGACCATTGAAGTCACCTTCAATAGTAAGAGCCATTGTAGCCTGTAGAGAATCGCTCAAAGAAGGAGAGATCT